AGCTTGTGACGGCGTCAATTGCACTTTCCTTATTCCAGTCGAACGAGTTGCCGGAGCAACTACTGCTGCCGGTTTTCTACTGGATGTATCAACCGACCTTGGCTTGTCTTCGTTTCCACCAAAAACTTCAGGGAACTTTGACTTCACGCGAGCATCAATTTGCTCGAAATATTCGTCGTGGCGGGGATCGACCCCGGAGTTGACTAGTTTTTGATGCAGCCCTAGTGCAAAGCTGGTAACTTCCTCAAACCCATCAGAACCAAACCACTGGTTTTTTGCCTGCCAGCGCAGAGTTTTTTCGTCTGGTTGAACCTGTTGGGGAGCAGATTGACGCGGTTGTACCTGAATTTCATCGGTCTGTAAAGGGGCTGGCCGGAAATTTTCTGCTTGTTGCAGCTTCATTTTGGCTTCAAACAACGATTCCTGAGCCGCAAGGATGGCATCTGAGTCAAAAGCTTCTTGTGCAGCTTTGTATTCTCGGCGTGCTTTTTCCAGTGCGGCTTCGGCTGCTGTCTTGGCCATGGCTCCATACTGTTCAGTGCCGGTATTCACATATTGTTTGAGACGATTGTTCTCTTCAACCATGTGCTGTGCAAGACGCTCAAGCTCTTGCTTCTCCCTGTAAAGGGTTTCTTTGGCGCGACGCTCATCGTGGCGTGCATGAGTCAACTCCTTGATTCGGACTTTTACCTTATCGGAATAAGTTTCAATCTCGTCTTCAGAGGGATCATCGACTTCCTTGTCCAATGGCTTTCGGCCACGGTCCTGGATGGGTGTGTCATCAACGATTTCAATTTCGACATCATTTTCTTCAGGCTGCTGTATATCAACCTGTTCATTTTTGTCGTCATCAAGTTCGTCGGGGAACTTGTATTGCTCTGCCATTTCTACTCCTTTTAAGCGCGGGTAAGCCCACGAGGGTCTTGCACAACAGCGTCCACTTGGTCATCATTGATGAGCCGGAACTCTTTTCCAAAGATCTTGAATCGCGTACCTGAATATGTACGGACAAGAATAAAATCGCCTGCCTTGCACCATGCGCCGGCTGGGAATTTAGTCTGGTCTTTATATGCATCAGGGCCAACCTTCAATACAAACAGCACAGTTGTGGCGTGCTCTTCTTGTCTCAGGGTGGATGTAGCTTTCACAAGATCTAGCTCTGTGCCATCAATCTTTTCAGAGATATCAGGCACTGCACACAGCAACTTCCAGCCTGTCGGCTCTGGCAGCATGGTGGCTTTTTCTTCGTCTGTCGCCTCTTCAGCAGGGGCTTCAATAGGCTGGATAGCCTCGGGAAGGGCGTATTGCCCAGGTTCAAGCGTGAGTTCACTCATCGGATTTTTCAACTTTCTCTGCAAGGTCAAGTAAGTGGCGCTCTGCGATAGCTAGACCTTGGATAACACCGCAAAGTTTTTGGTACTCTTCAAAATTGCGACATGCCCCACCAGCGCAATCATCTGCGTAGTTGTTCATGTCGGTGCGTAATTTATCGCGCAATACGCGTGCGAAGTCTTGAATCATTTAGTTGATGGCTCCTTGGGTTGTTGATTGGCTTGTTGTTGAGATTGCAAATTGATTTGTTGCTTTCTCACTTGGAGATCTCCAGCCTTTGCCAGTGCATTGTGCTGTTGATCTTTCTTTTGAGCTTTGAGTTGGCCGGCCTTGGCAAGCGCATCAAGCTGGATCTTTTTGCTGTTCTGCTTGGCCTGCTCCATCTTGGCCATGGCATCCATTTGCAACCTCTGTTGGTCAAGTTGAAGACGTTGCTGCTCAAGCTGCAACTTGCCCGTGACTTCCTGTCCTTTGGTCTGCACCTCTTGCTGGCGCAACTGCAACTCTTGTTGTTGCAACTGAAGCAATGGATCTTGAGCTTGTTGTTGAGCTTGTTGCTGTTGAGCTTGAGCTTGGCTTTGCTGCAACACTTGAGCTGCGGCCTGAGCCATCATGCCGGACAAAGCAATCTCAACTTGGGGAGCCATCTTGTCGCCTTCTGGCGGCAAAGGCATACCCAACTGTTGCTCAATTTTCTGGCGATAGGCAAGGCCAACATGTTCAGCAACGTGCGCCATCATTGCGGCTTGAATCTGCTGTGCCTTGGGGTTCTGTCCAATCAACTGCATGATGGTTGGGTCTTGCATCGCCATCATGTGAACCTTGATATGGGACTCGTGATCTTGATAAAAGAACGCTTTCATGGGTTCGCATTTCAAAGCAGCCATGTTTTCAGACACTGGGTCTTTGGGCTTTTGATCTTCAGGCAAAGGAACCAACTTGTCGGCGTCCTTGATACCCAACACCTCTAACATGTTGCGGTGCAACTGAGGCAAGTCATAAATATCAGGGGCCATCTGCGCCATTTGGATAACGGCTTGATATTGCACAACCCGCTGACTCATCGTCGCTGCGTTGGGATCGCTTACGGGGATGATGTCTACATGATCGTAGTCAGCAGCCTTGGCTTTGCGAGGTGCATCAACTGGATCGTAGTCATAGTCAGGATCTGTAAAGTCGCGGATGATCGCAGCCAACAAACGCAACTCTTGCTTGAATGTGTAATGCAAGCGGGCTTGGACAGCCGACATCACTTTGAGCTGGCGCTCGAGCAATGCAAGCGTAGTTCCTACAGGAGCTTGTGCGGACATGTCCGACACATTCATATCTGCCGTTGCGGCAAATCTGCGACCCTCCTCTACGATCTTATCCAATAAACCGGCAAGAACTATGCTTGGCTCTTTGTATGGCAGAGGAAGAATACTGTCGCGCAGTGCCCCAGAACCAATGTCTACGTCTCGCCATTCTCCGGGAGCGATCGGAGTGTCGTCTCCCTTGATGCGCATTCCGCGAGCTTTAAGACCTCCGGGTAAGTTAGAAAGCGTCCCAGCATCGACGAGTTGACGCATGAGACTGGTGGCCGACTTGGCGTATCCTCCGATGAGGTGGAAAAGGCCAAAGCCGTAAGCGCCAAAACCTGGGATGTATTGGTAGTGAACAAAGTGTTGTCGTTTGAGTCTGAGGGGGTCATCTTGTTCCCAGTTTCTTCGGATGGCGAGGACATCATTGCTTCCTTTTATTATGGTAACTACATAGGGCTTCATCACGCCAGTGGGTTCGCCGTCTTCTTCATCCTCATCGCCTTCAAGTACCAAATCCACATGGCACTCATATAAGGTATAGCGGTCATCGTTTAGATCACTAAAGCCAGTTTCTTTGTCCTTGGCTTGTTTGATGTTGTCGCGTTCTTTGCCGGGCTCAGGCAATTCAATGTCACGATAAAAACCTGCTTGCTGCAACTTGATGATCTCGTTCTCAGTCTTGCGCATGACATGAGTCAGTCGGTAGCAAGTGTCTAAGTCCGTGGTGCCATAGGGCAGAATAATGTCTTCTGCGGGGATGAACATAGATACTTGTCGGCCAAGGCTTGGGTCGTAGTAGACCTTCTTGAATGCTGAGCCAGTAGCAGGCAAGCTCCACAACATACGCTCATGTTCTGGTCTGAACTCACGCATGACCTCAGTCAATTCGTAGTTCATGTCCGCCTCAACACGCACCGCTGCTTCTTGTTTCTCAGGCGTTTCTTTGCCCAGAATCTTTGTGCGCACAGGCCCTTGAGCTGGGAACTGTTCGGTAATAGTCTCTGACTGGAACCGCACCACCGCCTCTGTAATCATGGGGTGGAAAACACCACAAGCTCCGTTCCATGGTTCTGTGCGTTCTTCGTACTGCAAGCCCAAAAGCTTCAAGCCTTCTGTATAGGCTTTCTCCCAATCCTTGCGGGAATTTCTGTCATTATCAATATCGCCAGACAAGTCGCCTGCCAATGTAGCCATGGCTCCTTCGTCCATATCCTCAGCTAAGTTTTCATTAAACTCATCTTCTCCATCTGGGATCATGGTGATGTCCAAGTCTCCCGCGTGGATGCTGACCATTTCTGGATCGACAATCTCGATCTCTATGGCCTCCTCGTTTTGCGCCAGATCGTCTATGCCTTGGGGTTGTTGGTACAGGGCTTTGTCTATGTTGGTTGCCATTTTTTACCTCAGTAGTACGCCGCAGCGCGTCGCTTAAAAAATTGTGGCTCATCTCGCTCATCTGAATTGAGAGAAATAAATCCGCCTTGTCTGAATCGAATCAGTGCCTGAGTGGTCGAGTCAACCAAGTCATCGTTGGCCGCGTTCGGAAAAGCAGCCACCTCTTCAATAAGCTCGTCAGCCCATTTAGTCTCAGGTGCCCATACTTTACCTGACCTGAACAGATCAGTCACGGAATTTAACCGCACAAACTTATCATTACCCCGACTCGGCGTAAAGTCCTGCACATAAATCCCCATCCGTCTCAACTCAAATATCAGCGGAGCGCCAGCAGCCTTAGCCTCAATCACACAAGCATCCGGCTCCCATTCTTTATAGAACCTGTAAGCCGTATCCTTCAACTCCGGAAACTCCATGCGCTTCTTAAATGAGTCCAGCAAGATCACATTAGGGTCGTCCGGATTCTCATCCTTATAAAAAACCCCCCAAGTCGTGCAAGCACTATAGTCACTACGCTCATTCTTTGTAAACGCCGTATCCCAGCTCTGAATAATAAACTCACACCGTGGCGGATCATCCTTCTTCCATCTCTGCCACCAATCCCTCTTAACCAACGCACCTTCTTCACCAGTCGGACTTTGCTGGTACTGTGCATTCCACTTAGAAGCGGGCAACTCTTCCTTGAGCGCCTCCAACTCCTCAAGACTCCAAAACTCCGGCCATAAAGGTTTCCCACTGGGCATGATCGCGGGCAGCTCAATAATCTCCCACTCATCCCCTCGATCCCTCTTAATAGAGTCCTCAATCACTCGGCCAGTCAGATCACTTTGCCCCCACCGAGTCATAATAATCACAATAGCACCACCTGGCTGCAACCGCTGTCTTGGACCCGAGGTATACCACTCATACACCTTATCGTATATCTCAGGGTTTCCAGCCGCCAAAGCAGCCTCCTGCTCAGAATGCGGATCATCTATTATTAATAGGTCAGCACCCTTACCTGTCACAGTACCCCCAACACCAATAGCAAAATACTCCCCCCCCTCACTCGTCGCCCACCGACCCGCCGCCTTACTATCCTGTCTCAAACTTACACCAGGGAAAACCGTCCCATACTGATCCGACCCCACCAAGTTCCTGACCTTGCGTCCAAACCCAACAGCGAGTTCCCCAGTATTCGAACACTGAATCACCTTCTTCTTAGGAAACCGCCCAAGAAACCAACTAGGCAATAAATACGACCCAAATTCAGACTTTGTATGACGCGGCGGCATATTGATAATCAACCTCTTGAGCGTCCCATTTGCTATCGCCTCAAATTTTTTAGCCACCAAAGCATGATGCCGACCCCCAACAAAACCCGGCCACATCATCTTTACATACGCCATAAACTTCTCTTGCGCACCCTCCCGATCCAACGCCGCCCGATACTCCGCCACCTGTGCCAGCAACTTCTCCTGCTCCACAGGCGACAAACTCGCAATCAAATCATCTAATTTGCTCATTCAACATGCCTAAAGTTTATGTAAACCGGCCTTATCGTCCTGTGCATCCCATCCACCTTCTTCAAAACCCCCAACTTAACCAACCGATCAACCATCTTCTTCGTATTCCCCAATCCCATCTTCCCACGCTGCTCAGCAATAATCTGTAACGTCGGACTGTGCCCATACATCTTCCAATACTCATCCACAATCCTAAAGATCTCCAACTGCGCCGGACTCATAATCTTCCCCACACACTCTTCATACGTTATTTTCACCAAAAATATACCCCCCTCCATAACGTTATAATTCGTTTTTCCATATAAAAAACCCGTTTCTTATATGCAAAAGTGAATTATAACGTTATAGTCCATGCGCTAAAAGTTCCAAAAATATACCCCCCCTATGTTTTATTTTCATCTTTTGTATCCATTTGGGCAGATGATCCTTCGTGTGGAATAGTATGTGTAGCAGAATCGATGCCGGCCTGGTCAAAAGGGGGTATGGGGGGTGGGTGGGGCTCGACGGGTGCGAGTTCCTCGAGCAAAGCGACAGCGTCCACTTCGACGGCGTCGCTGGCTCCGGCCTTCATCATGTCGCGTAGCTGTTGCATGATCTGCGCGCGTGCATCGGTCGAGGTTTTGATTGTGGTTATCTCTTTACGTTCGGTGAAGGCCGCTACCTCTGTGACATTGCCGAGGATCTTGGCCGCTTGGATCTTTACCGATGGCTTTGCATCCGGATCTATGACCACCTGAACGAGGGAATGGATTACTAGATCGCGCAATTGTCCAGCGTTACGGTATTTAGCCGCCTCTGATGCTAGCTTCAGCGCTTCGACCTCCGCAGATATTCCGCTATGTAAGCTCAGCCTATAGCCTGCGTCTCCGGTTGTTTTGGCCTTTCCCTTGCTGTTATATGCTTTTCTGTAGGCTCCGGCTTTAGTGGAACCGGCCGCAAGCTCGGCCGCGAATGCTCGTTGTTTACCGGTTAGCTGGCTGGAAACGCCTATTACTCTATCAATAGGCACCTGTGCTAATCCTTCTCTGATTTGCTTACGCGTCAATCCCATTACTGCCCCGCTTCGCTATTAACAATGGCCGCATTCTAGGGGAAAAAGAAGGGAAAAACAATCGCACCTGTATTTTTTCCCATACTGGACAAACAACCAGGTTGTCGCATATGTGACAGTTAGCCGATTTGCTGTCGCATATGTGACTGACAGACCTATTGACAATAAATTAATCTAGGACTTTTAAACAACCGGAGCCGCTGAAATGAAAGTACAAACCGCAGTCCTGCGCCAAGCTTATAAAGAGCTAAACACCCCTAAACCGCCCAGCTATCAATTGACACCGGCAGAGTACAAGCGCCGCCTCGTATTGATCGCTCACGAAAAAGGCCAGCAGCCACAACCCGACCCCACCATTAACGAAAACCAAAAGGATCTTTTCGCATGAAACCGCTCTATCTAATCGCCTGCAGTATGGCCAAGCTTGACCACGCCGCACCGGCTGCAGAGCTTTACACCGGCCAAGCTTTCAAGCTTGCCATGCGCGCAGCCAAAGCCGCAGAGGCCGACGTGCTGATTCTCTCCGCGATCCATGGAGTGATCAAGCCGGACGACGTAATAAACCCATACGACTGTTATTTGGGAGGTTTACCCACGACGGATCGCGCCATATGG